ACTGAAAGGAAACGCTCAGTATTATGTTATGGCTGCCCCAAACGTAGCTTTTAACACACCATTAAGCGATACTAAGAATTTAATAGGTGCAACAGTTGAGATAGGGAAGTATTTTGGTAAAACAGCTGTTGGTATTAACAGTGGGTGGTGGACATTAGATAGCAAGGATTTCTATCAGGAAGTTATGGCTACGTTCCCTATTTATGAAAACTTTAGTGTAAGTGCAGCAATAGGATATTTCTATCATCACAAGGACATAACTATGGAATATGATTTTAACTATACTATTCCATTAAAAAAAGACTATTCATTTGTGCTAAGTTATGGTGCTCAGAGTGCTTTTGGTGGAACATTTGGTTCTTATTCTGTAGGTATTAATAAAGACTTTAAAATTAAATAATTATGAACTTAGACAAATTAAAAGGACATATTCCTGATGGAGTGATTGCTCAGATTCCTGATGTACAAGCTAAGTTTGAAATCAATACACCTTTAAGACTAGCTCATTTCCTGGCTCAAACAGGTCATGAATCTGGTGGTTTCAAAGCTGTTTCAGAGAACTTAAACTATGGTGCTGCTGGTTTACAGAGCATCTTTAAGAAGTATTTTACTCCTGTAAGTGCTAAAGAATTCGAACGTAAGCCTGAAAAGATTGCTAACATTGTCTATGCTAATCGCATGGGTAATGGTCCTCAAGCTAGTGGAGAAGGTTGGAAGTTTAGAGGACGTGGTTATATTCAGCTAACTGGAAAGGATAACTATACAGCTTTTGATAAGGCAGTGGAAGATGATATCCTAGCTAACCCAGATCTTGTGGCTACAAAGTATCCTTTATTATCTGCAGCTTGGTTCTTTCATAAGAATGGCTTACATAAGATTGCTGATGAGGGGGCTACAGATGCTGTAGTTACTAAGGTTACTAAGCGTGTTAATGGTGGTGTAATTGGTCTTGCTGATAGAATTCTTCACTTTAAAGAATATCATGCCTTACTTGTATAGACATATTAGACTTGATAAGAATGAACCTTTTTATATAGGAATAGGTTCAGACAACTCTTATAAAAGAGCAAATGAAAAATCTAGAAGAAATATTCACTGGAAAAATATAGTTAAAAAAGGTGGATATGAAGTAGAAATACTACTAGATAATCTTACTTGGGAAGAAGTTTGTGAAAAAGAAAAAGAGTTTATAGCTCTTTATGGTAGAGTAAATTCAAATAAAGGCACCCTTTGTAATATGACTGATGGAGGAGAAGGATTAATCAATCCTTCTAAAGAAACAAGAGATAAGAAACGTAACTCTATGATTGGCAAGAACTTAGGTAGTTCTAATGGGATGAAAAAATTAGAAAATAGAACTAAAGTAAGTAATTCAAGAAAAGGAAAGTTTACAGGTAAAGATAGTTTTGTAAGTAGATCTGTAAACTGTTATGATTCATTTGGTACATTAATAGCTACTTATGATTCTATAATAGAAGCAGAAAGAAAAACAGGAGTCAAGAACCCAAATATAACTAAGGTCTGCAAAGGACTTAGAAAAACAGCAGGAAATTTTATTTGGAAATATAATAACCTATTAAAAGAGAGCATATAATGGCAAACGCTAAGAAGAAACCTGTTGCTAGACGCAGCAGACGTTCTGGAATAAAAACACTAGAACAAATCAAAACCAATTTAGAAATCCTTAAAAAATACAGGTAATGGCAAAAGCAAAAGGAGGAGTGGCCTCACAAAAACTTACATTTGGAAAACGTAAAGGCGGTAAAGCTGCTAAATCCAAAGGTCCAAAAGACAAACCAGTTAAGAAATATCGTGGTCAGGGGAAGTAATACTACCAATATGTAAATATTTCTAAACCTCTAACTAAAAAAGTTAAAACACGTATAACTAATTTAGTTATTGTAAATTATTGATACTCATTGTTAATAGTAAAAAGTAACATATCTTTGAAAATTAATTTTATTTAATCATGGCAATACCAAGTAGACAGATAGGATGGGGCACTACAGACAACCTTCTGTGGGAAATATCTAAGCAATTAGAGAAAACCACATGTCAACTTTGTAGCATATCAGGAACTTCTGGTACTAGTGGAGTTTCTGGTACATCTGGTATAAGTGGTCAATCTGGAGACAGATATCAAACCACATCTTCTACATCATTTACATTAGGAACAGGTGGAACAATCACTATAGGTACAGGATTGGCATACACAGTTGCTCAAGATATATTGATAGCCTATGATGTTAATAATCATCAGGTTTCAATGATAACATCCTACAACCCCACTACAGGGGTTTTGGTGTTTGGTAATCCTTCTGAAGTGGAAGGTTCAGGAACTTACACCTCATGGGGTGTAAACCTTAATGGTGCTGCTGGTGGTAATGGTACAAATGGTACATCTGGTACATCAGGACTAACTGGTTCTTCTGGCACCTCTGGCACTAGAGGAACTTCAGGCACGTCAGGAACTTCTGGAACTACAGGTACATCAGGAACAAGCGGTTCCTCAGGATTAACTGGTACTAGTGGCACTTCAGGCATAGCTGGTACATCAGGAACTAGTGGAGCTAATGGAGCTGTTGGTGGTTATCTAGGATCTTTTTATGATACTACTAACCAAACAGGACTTGCAGGAACTGTTCTTACAATGGGTCTTAATAATTCAGATTCTTGGAATAATGGTGTTTCACTTGTTTCTGGTAATCAAATAACAATAGCTAATCCTGGTGTATATAGCATAGCGTTTAGTGCTCAGATGGTAAAAAATACTGGTAACACTGCTACACACATTCATATTTGGTTAGCACAAAATGGTGTAAGTGTACCTAATAGTGCTTCACAAATAGGATTTCCTTCTAACTCTGTGTATGTTGTACCAGCTTGGAATTTCTTTTTCAAGACAACAAGTGCTAATGAATATGTACAACTTAAATGGGAAATAAATAGTAATGCAGATAATGCAATAGCAATTACATCAGCTGTAGCTTCAGGAAATGTTCCTGCTATTCCTGGTCTAATTGTAACAGTAAATCAAGTAGGATAATATAAAATATTAATATAATGGCAATACCATCTAGACAGATAGGCTGGAGTACAACAGATAACTTGCTTTGGCAAATATCTAAGCAATTGGATCAATTGATTAAAGTGACTGGTCAACTTACTACCACCACTACAACTACAACAGTAGCTCCAACAACTACCACTACTACTACACCAGCCCCTTAGTAGAGAAAAAAAACCAACAAACTACATATATGAAGGATCTTAAATTTATCTGTGCCCAGCCAGATGATGTCTACTACACATGGCAAGTACATCTTTGGTTGGAAAGCTTGAAGAAGCTTGGACATTCAGACAAGGCAATTGTTTTAGTGTACACACCTAGTTTTAGAGAATACAATGGTAAATGGGAGAAGATAATGGAGCTGTATCCAGAAGCACAGTTTGCTTTCTACAAGGATACAGGAGACGTTAGTCAGTATTTAGGAGTGTATATTCCTATTCTACGTCCCTATTGCTTAATGAGGTATTTTCAGGACAATCCTGATATGATCACCAAAGCAGTGTTTTACTGTGATTGTGATGTCATATTTACAGATAAATTTAACATTGATGAGTTTAAAGATGATGATATAAACTATCTATCTGATACAAACAGTTATATCAATGCTTCATATTTTGATAGTAAAGTGAGAGATGTGCTTCCAGAGAAGCTTGAAGAATACAAAACTAGAGATGTTCTAGCTGAGCTTACAAGCTTGGTGGGCATCAATAGAGAAATAGCTGAAGCTAACAATGAACATTCAGGAGGAGCTCAATACTTCCTTAAGAACATAGATTCTGACTTCTGGAAGAAGGTGATGAATGATTCTGTACTTATTCGTACATATCTTCAGAACATAAACAAACAGTTCTTTAAAGATGAGAACAAAGGGTTTCAAAGCTGGTGTGCAGATATGTGGGCTGTGCTATGGAACATTTGGCTTAGAGAACAAGAGACTAAGAACATTCCTGAATTAGAATTCTGTTGGTCTTCAGATCCAATTGAGAAACTGGATAGAACAACACTTCTACACAATGCAGGAATTACAGGACAAAACAGTATGGGATATCCTGCCTTCTATAAAGGAGCATATCACGCTGGTAAAGATCCTTTTAAAGATACACACTTAGACGTAGTATTAAATGATGAAGGTTCTAAAAAACACGCTAATCATTATTACGTACAACAATTATTAGAATTGAAACAAAAATATAACCTTAACTATTAACCATAAAATTTAAACAATGGGAAGTAACAATCGTGATCTTAAAGCTTATGTCCGCTACGATGGTAGTGGCAGAGTAGTTGCAGGGAGCTTAATCCTTAGACGAACAAAACCAAAAGTGGGTAACTGGCAGCAAGTACAAGGGTACGAGTGTAACAGTGGTGGTACCTCTTATCAAATTATAGCAACTGCTGAAGGTGCTGTATCAACAGTTATCACTTACAGATCTGGTGTTGACAACAGCACACAAACTGTAAACTTAGTTGGTAGCAATTTATTAGTAGCCACTATATGTGCTGTAACTGGTTCTATATCTGCAGCAGATGCAGCAGGAACTACAACAGTTATTACAGCAGGAGCTGGTTGTACATGTTCTAGTTTTGATCCTGAAGTAAGTTTTAGTAATACAACTACTACTACCACTACTACAGCAACACCTACAACAACAACTACTTCTACTAGTACGTCTACTAGTACCACCAGTACAACAACTACAGAACCTCGTTAAACCAACTAACAATGGCAAAATCATTATTCCCTGATGAGATGATGAAATCAGGAGAACTAAACTTGGAAACAATAGCTGGGAAGCTTACGTATTTCCATGAGCAATTGCATCTATTGCATTGGCAAACAAAGAGTTATGCAGAACACCAAGCTTTAGGAGGATTGTATGATTATGTACATGATTTCAAAGATGGTGTGATAGAAAAAATAATGGGTTATTGTGGTAAACGTCCTGGAGTATATAAGATAGAAGCACTTAGTGCTGTAGATGCTACATCAGTTGTAACAGCTCTTATGGACTTTGCTAGTAACTTGAAAAAATATGGTGAAGTAAACAGCTATCATGATATTGCTAACTTAGCAGATGCCTTAAGTGGTGAGGCTGCTAAAACTAAATATTTATTAACCTTGTCTTAATGCAGATTAACAAGAAATTCTTTCCTGAGGTGATGCAAGATAACGAACTTGCTTATTTTGCTCACCTTGAAGGAATTATTGCATCAGTGGATGAGCTTTCTACACTAGAAATAGTTAAAAATCCTCATTCTTATCATTTTAGATTGGCTGCATCTGTGCCCAAGTATAATAATATGCTGTTAGAAGAACTATTAAAATTCCACAATCTATTTCATATCAAACTGGACCTAAGCAAGAGCATCAAAAGCTCTGCTACCATCACGTTTGAAATAAATTTGGATAGTAATTAAATTATACATAACTTTGTAGTTAAACAAAAATTATAACTATGTCAGAAGAAATCAACCAAGTAGACGTGGCTAATGAAGCCCCAAGTTATGACCCTAGTAAGAAATATACATGGTCAACAGAACATAACTTTACCATCTCTGGAGGAGAGTTTGGTGTTATATTAAACGCTTTACGTGCTATTACAAATACACCAGAAGCACATGCCATCTTCTTAGCAGATAGAGCAACAGGTGCTATTGAGTCTGTTCTAGCTAGAGGTGTAGAAGCAGGTATTGTTAAAGAAGTTGAAGAAGCTCCTAAAAGTACATTATAATGGCAAAAGAAATGATTAAACGTGCTGATGGTTCTACATCTCAACGTGGATTGTGGGATAACATTCGTGCTGCTAAAGGATCTGGGAAGAAACCAACTCCAGCTATGCTGAAACAAGAAAAGAAAATAAAAGCTAAAACTAAAAAATAATGGCAAAGGTAAAAAAAGCTGGCATGGGTAGCATGTCAGGATTGAAAGCTTCTGATAAGCGTGTAGGTCCTATTGACCCTCAGGGTGCTTGGACTAAAGTTCAAGAAAACACTTTAGCAAATGCTAGAATGACTCCTAAATTAAAGAAAGATAAAGAACTTGGTGCCACTAGTATGAAAGATGGTGGTAAAATGGGACGTTCTGAGAAGTCTTATGGTCTTGATAAGAAGACACCTGCTCATAAAGAAATCAACCCTGCAGGTTTTAGAAAGGCTGCTTTAAAGCGTGAGTCTGAATTAATAGAAAAACGCAGTGGTGAGATGGCTCCTAAGTTAAAATCTTCTAAAAAGAAATAACATGGCAACAATTAAGAAAGCACAAACTGGTGCTGGAGTTCCTAAGGGAATGGTTCGTGGTGAAATGACAGGCAAACTTATTAAGAAGTCTGTTCAAGACAAGCGATCTAATGATATGGCTGATGCTTTAGATAAGCAAGCTGGTAAGGGCAAGTATGCTCCTAAGCCTATGGGTCTGAACTTTGATAAGAAGAGTTTTGATAAACTACCTTCTTTTGATAAGTACATAAAAAAGACTGAAGGTAAAAAATCTGCTCCTAAAGCTAAAGCTGGTGGATTAGTTAAGAAAGCATCTAAAAAGAAATAATCATGGCTACTGCTAAGAAGGATACAAAGTGGATTCAGAAAGCTGTTAACCCAGCCCATAAAGGATATTGTACACCAATGACCAAAGCTACATGTACTCCTAAGCGTAAAGCTTTAGCTAAGACATTTAAAGCAATGGGCAAAGCTCGTAAAGCTAAATAACATGGCTAGAATTCCTAAAACAAAAGTTTATAACCCACAGAAGGCAGAAGCCTATGTAGGTAAAGGAGTTCTCAGAAATGGAGATACTCTTACAGCTATTAAAGGTGCTATAACACCTGTTCCTAATGGTCATCTTATAAAGAAAGATGGTACATCATTAAAGAATGGTGGTAAGACACCAGCTTGGCAACGTAAAGAAGGTAAGAATCCTGCAGGAGGACTCAACGCAAAAGGTAGAGCCTCTTATAACAGAGCTAACCCAGGTAAACCAGGTCTTAAAGCTCCTCAACCTGAAGGAGGTTCTCGCAAGAAATCATTCTGTGCTAGAATGTCAGGGATGAAAAAGAAACTCACAAGTGCTAAGACAGCAAATGATCCTAATAGTAGAATCAATAAGTCTTTGCGTAAATGGAAATGCTAAATTTAAAATAAAATAATCAAAATGGCAAAGATTAAAAAATATCAAGGTGGTGGACCTGTAGATCCTAAGGTGGCTGCGTTCTTAAAGAAAAGACGTGATTCAGATACTACTAAAATGTACAACAGAGGTGAGATGTTAGAAACAATCAATGCAATAACTGCAGGTAAGATTAAACCTCGTGTAGATAAAGCTCCTGCTGTTGGTGAAGGCACTAAGAAATATGCTAAAGTTAGCAAAGGTGATACCACTTACATGAGTAAAGCAGAATTTGAAAAGAAATATGCACAAAAGAAAGCTGGTGGTAAAATTAAAAAGGCTAAATCTGGTGGTTCTTTCCCTGACTTAAACAAAGATGGTAAGATTACTAAAGCTGACATTCTTAAAGGACGTGGTGTTATTAAAAATGGTGCTGCTCTTAAAAAACAAGCTGCAATAGCAATTGCTATGAAGAAAGCTGGTAAAACACCTAAGAAGAAAATGCAATATGGTGGTGACGCTGCTTCTATGGTGCCTACAATGAAGAAAGGTGGCAAAATGAAAATGGGTGGTAAATGTAAAAATGGTTGTTAATAATTAAAACTTAAATAAAATGGCAAAGAAAACAGGTATGCTCAAAGCTCCTTCTGGAAAAGCTTCTTCTCAATTAGGATCTTACAAAGATGTAATTGGTAAGAACACCAAAGGTAAAGCTACAAAAGCTGTAGGTTTAGTAAAAGCTTCTAAAAGTAAAAAAGGTATTTAATGAAATCAGCTAAGGTAACTACCAAAGCAGCAAAATCAGTAAAACCAATGACTGCAGGTAAAGCTAAAGGATCAGGTACACCAAGACCAGCTCCTAAGGTGGCTCCTCCTAAACCAGTCAATGGTAATTACATGAAAGAAGCTGATACACCTGCTAGATTAAAAAGTAAGA